CTTTATATGAACTCAAACTTCTATATGCTTGACCATCAGCTACATTTACATTTCTAAATTTATTAATGATGTTGTCCCTATCCATTTTAGGCATTTCACCATTCTTAACTTTTTGATCAAGTATGGTTTTAATATCATCAAGTACTGTTGATACTATCATATCATCCTTTAAATAAATAGTCTTTTCCCAATCTCTACCAATTCTTTCACCTTTAAATGTAGCTTTAGTATTTAATCTTAAAGCAGGAGCATGTACTTCTTTAAACCTTTTCTAAAAATCTTCAATATCTGTATAAAAAGCAAGGTCTGTAGTAGTAAGTTGAATAATTTGAGAAGTAGCTAATTTACTATTCCAAAAATATTCTCTAAGAGCAGATTTGGCATTATTTTTTACTATGAGATTTCTTGATATAGATTGAACATCCTCTAATTTCACTTCACCACTTACTACTTTATTATTAATTAAATCTTTTATTTGATTCATTAATAATGTAGCATTTTTATCGTTGACAGGAGTATTATTATTATAATTTCTTAATAATAATTCCATATTAGTAGTCCACTAAGAAACACCAATTATATTTTTAGCTTTTGTAAGAGATTTGGCGGTTTTTTCATTCTATTGTGACTAACCAGCAAATGGCAAATTTTTATATTTTCCATTAGGTAATTCATCAAGTACTCCAATATTATACCAATCTTTATATGTATTTTCAAAATCAGTATCTATTATCTCCTTAAGAGTATTTTTTAAAAAAGATTTCAATTCTGAACCTGATTCTTTTGAACTTAATCTTGCAAGTCTATCAATAAAAGTTTCTCCATTATCATATTTAATATCATTGAGAAGAGGAAGAAATTTAAATTCTGCACCACCAATACTTTTTATATTACCATTAGTGTTTCTAATAATATCAAAATTTGCTATAGGTTCTACTAAAGAATTACCAGCTTGATATTCTCTATCTCTCTCATTTACAAGTATAATTCTATCATATTCTTGATTAACTAAGTCAATCATTTTATCAAGTATTATATCATCATATTCTCTATATTCACCAGTTTCTTCATCTATTGTTTTACCACTTACATATTTCCTAAATCTAACAAATTCTGCAGAAGGAGAATCTGAATAAATAGGCATATGATACCAAGCCCATTGAACATCAGTATTACTCTTATCAGGATCTCCCCAATATTCAGTAAGTAACACAAGAGTATAATCTAAATCATTCCAATTTGAATAAGGTATTTTGTCAGAATTAAGTAATATTTTATGATTGAATCCTTTTCTCATTGCTTCTGAAGAAACAAGTTGCTCAAGCCAATCATTTCTCCAATGACCTTTTTTAAAGAACCATTCATACTATTTATATTCATTTTGTATAAATTCTTCAAATCTAGCCTTATCCTCCATTACATTTTTAAGGTTCTTGACAAGTTTACCAAGATAGTTAGGAACAACATGAGAATAATAAGATTTATCATTTTCTCTAACACTACTTTCAATAGCATCTTCAGTTACATCTGCTATCATACTTGCAATTGAATTATATGCAGATCCAAAGGTGTTAATTAAATCACCTCTTTTTTCTGTACCATCTTCTTTTATTTCTGATTTAACATCACCTCTTTTAACACCATTAAAAATAATATTTAATTGTGGCAATAATAACATTATAGGATCAGTAAACTTGATTCCAGGAACATTTTTAATATCAGTCAAAGCAGTTTTTAATATAGCAGGATTAACATCAATACCAATCATATGAAATAATTTTAATAATGTATTCCATATTTGATCAGATTCCAATAATTCAAGTCTTGCTTCTGTATCAATATTAGTAAATTTATTATTTAATGTTTCTGTCCATGCTAAACCTTTAGCAGCATTATCTTTATTGATTTCCCCATTTTTTTCATATATACTATTATCATCCAGCAAAGTGCCACTTTCATAATTATCCCTCCAACTATCTAGTAAATAGTATGTACCTTCAGGTTTATTGATAGCAATAGTTTCCATTTTTATAGTACCATCTGGCATTAATTTTCTTTTCTAAATCCAATAAGGAATAAAATCTTTTCTAAAATCCTAATAGAATTGTGAAAACAAAGTTTCATCTCCTTGAATTAATTTTGTTATTTGTTTAATCCACGGTTTGTTTTTTTCTAACTACTGCATTAAAGGAATCATGTCATCTGAATTAATCATGTTCCTTAATTTATCAATAAGTGTGGCATGAACATAATTAGGATCGAGATATCTAACAAACCCTAAATCATCTTTTTCATATTTACCGTTATAGCCAAGTTTTGGGATTTGTCCAATAATTTTTCTCACATCCTATGAAAGAGATTCATAAGCACTTACTTGTCTAAAATTAGTCATCCACCCATCTTTATAAGTTTCTTCATTATTATAATCATCTGTTTGTTCATCAATTTGGCTTTCACCTTCTGGTGTATCATCATTAAAATTAGGATCTGATGGTAATATATAATTAGGATCAGTTGTAATTCCTTCTGTCATTATAAGCAAACCAGAGGCTTCTTCAGCTAAAGGTTTAAAATTATCTATAACTTTTTGATAAGCTTGTGTTTTATATGCAACTTTTTTCTTTGCTGCTTCTAACTTTTGATTATCAGAATATTTTTCTGAACCCTTCATAGAATTAATTAAATTAAATTCTATTTGTATTTTATTTTCTTCTGTATCATTAACATACTACTCAAAAATATTTTTTACTCTATTAAAAATACCACCAGGAGTATATTTTTTAATAACAGAAAATCTATCAAGTGAGTTAAGTTCTTTTTCCAACTAAATTTTTTCATCACCTGTTGCACTACTTAATCTCATATTAATAGAATCTGACAATTCCTTAATGGATTCATCAATTTCATTACTAAAAAATCTTGAAATAAGAGTTACTCTATCTCTTCTTGTTTTAGGATCAAAATCTAAATCTACTTTTTGTTGTTCTTCAACAGAAGTAACTCTTGGAGTATCAAAAGAACTACTTAATCTTTCTTTTATAGCCTCCTCTTCTGGTCTTGAAGAAATAGAAGATAAGAATCTATTCTTAAAGGCTTGTTCATCAGATATATCTTTTCCAGACTTATCTCTAAACATAAAATTAGCAGTAGAGTGAACTTCATTAGGTATTCCTAATCTCTGAGCAGCTATTATACCAGCTTCATCTATACCAGTTTGCCCTCCACTTCTAATCTCAGATATGGTAACTCCTTTATCTTGCAACTTCATAAGTATTTGAGTCATCAAATCATTATAATAGGATTGACTTTGTTTCATGCTGTAAATTCCATTTCCAGCAATGTTAATCTTTAGATTATCTGTCTTTCCTTTAGTTTTAATCTGATTATAAAGATTTTCTGCTATCTCTGAAGCATCATTAGACTCAGCAGATAATATAGAAGAAACATACTTATTTCCAGCAGCACTCTTAGTTAATTTCTCTCCAGCAGTATTAAAGTCTTGAGCCAAAGCTATGGTTATATTTGACCAATTAGCATTTTCTCTTGTTCTACTTGGATAAGAATTATTGCCAGAAGTAGAAAATACAGTTCCTACTCCCTTTCCTTTTGGGCTTCTCAACTCCTTAATAAAATCATTGAGTTCACTACCTAATGGAATATCCTCAATAGACTTATTATTCTTTTCCTGCCATAAAGAAACCAAATTTTTTATAGAGTCTTCTGTTTCATTAGGAAACATTTTAGCTAATTCTCTTATTTCACGTGTTATAATTAAACAACTCATATGATTTAATTTATTAATTTTGTACAAAGATAACAAAATATTTTCAAATAACAAATGGTTAACGGTAAATATTTAGATAATCAAATAAATTTATTAGTAGGATGTAAAAAAAAGAGTAAGGGGGGTACCCTTACTCTTATATTTGTAGTAACAATTTTGTATTATAATTGTTACAAATTAGTTTAATTGAAATTCTTTTTCCATAAAGCTATGAAAATTAGTATGTTGATCTAAATATGTAGTAGGATGTGAATTCTTCAAAGCATATGTAACATGATTATATAAACTCCATGCATTCAAATCTTCAAAATCTTTAAATGTAGGTTGTTCAATCTCTTTACTAATTATACTTAGTTGAGTAGGAATAATTACTTTATCAATTATGTATAATCTACCCATTAATTCAGCATATTGTTGTTTAGTTAAATCAATTTGATGTAATTGTTCAGAATGATTTAATATCTTTTGGAAATGTTCATCTAATTGATTGATTGTGGTAATAATTTTATTATTTAATTCATTTATTACAGTACCAGTGTGTTTCCTCATATATTGAATTTCACCAGTTACCATACCATTACTACAACTCTTTTGTTAACTCTATGTTCGTTAATCATAGAGAATTACTTTAATTTTTGCAATTGTATTTTATATTTATTTTTATGTATAAATTCAGTTATATTAGAAGCATTCCTTTCTTTCAAAGTACATCTACCTATTATATTACCAGGCACACTTCTAAAAGAAGGGTATTCTGTAGTAATATTTGTAGCCAAATCTGTAATCATTACTTTAATTTGATTTTTATGTATTCTTTCAACAGGTCTTATACTTAATGGGTAATTATCATAATATAATTTAAAAACTTTACCATAACATACCGCAGTTTCACCATTTAAATGTTTACTAATATTACCTACTGGTATATTTAATAAAGTACTTGCTTCTAACATTGAATTAAATTCACTTATAAATTTACCGCTTTTATCATAGCAAATAAGTCTATAAGCAGTAGAAATAAAATATTTATTAATTTTTATTGGAAATACATCACTTTTTTTAAATTTCCATTGAAACCCTTTTGCTTGTGATGAATTTAATTCATTATAACAACATTGCCGTATTAAACATTGTTTTACACCAGTATTTCTAAATGCAATGGTAGCATTTGGATATTCTTTAATAAAATCACCGTCTAAATTATACTGTAATATAGGAATACCTCTTTTACATAATTGACTATAAGTTGGTCTTACTCCTAATGTGTTTCCAGCGGTTTTTGCAATATTAAAATATGGGAGCAATATATCAAAATAATATTGTTCACGTTCTATACATTTAAACGATTCACATATTTCAATTATTTCAAATCTTAACCCACTTAATCCATATTTATTACAATAATTTTGTAATCTTGCATTACAATGTTTATTATAAAATAAATCATAAAGGTGCCTTCTAAATCTATTAGAAAAACCGCCATATTTATTAGTACTGCCAGCACTTCCTATATATAATTTAGATTCATCTTTTACATGATAAATTTTATATACTCCTGTGCTGTATTTAGTAACCTTATTAAAATTAACCCAATAATTTTCTAAAAATAATTTCATACCGTTTATACAAATAATTTGTACAAACTTACAAAAAATATCTGTAATTTCCAAATATTACTATTTGGGACAGACTATATCATATTCCGAATTAACGGAATCCCCGCACTTCCACTCACTTAAGTGTACTCTACTCAGTTCAGTACCATTTGTACTGCTTTTCGATAGTCGTTGAACCTTCTTTTAAATAATTAAAAGCTTGGCTGCTGATTGTCCTCATTCACTTCACAGTAGTAGGATTTTCCAGCAATTCACGGGGTTTTCAATGTATATTACTATACAAAGGGACTTATTTCAAATCCAAGCTACAGCTCCTGCAGCAAATGCTACACTCATTGATTTATCATAGCTATTTCTAAAAGCTAATCTCATACCTAAATGAGTTGCATCAGGATGTACTATATCTAAACCACCAATCAACTTTCTTCCATCACCATTTATATTAAAAAATTCATTTTTTACTATAAGATTATGTTTATCAAGTTGTTCATATGTAGCATTTAATAAATTAGCATGTGACACAGGTGAATATGTATCTGTTGCAAGTGGTATTGCTACATTAAATAAAAAATCTCTTGTTGCATTCATTTTATATTATATTTTTTAGCTAAATAATCAACTACTTCGGGTATATATTTTTTATAATAAGGTTGGTTATCCATACACCAAGCCTTTACTTCATCTCTAGTTTTAAATGGAGATTGCCAACTTCCTCCATTCATTATCATATCAAATTGCGGTTCCAGTTCATTAACAAAGTCTTGAACTGTCCAACCCTCATATATATGCTTGTTCATATTCATTTTTAATACTATTTAATTCATTTAAATAAGCTTTATATGCATCATATTCTTTTTCAAAGAGTCCTAAATATTTAGTTTTTCCATTTATAGATATACATGAAAACCATTTTTGATGAGTTTTACTAAAATTAACACCTGTATACTTAGAACTACTTTTTAAATGTTTTTTATTCGTATTTTCTCTATTAGTAATAATCTCAATATTTTCTACTCTATTATCCAATTTATTAAAATTAATATGATTAATTACTAATTTCATTTTACAAGGAATATGATTTAAAAAAGTCATTGCTACTAATTGATGAACCCCATATGTTCTTCTCTTGTTATCTTTAGAAAGTTTTATATTTAAATAACCGTTTTTATTAATATATGGATTTACGTGTCTATTTCGTTGTGAATTAATAACATCACCTTTATCATTTATCTTATATAATCCTTTATAATTAGGAATATCTTCCCATATATGTTTATTTAAATTATCCATTCTCAATTATTTTATATTTATTTACTAAAGTATATAATTCTTCCACATTTCTACAAATTTCAACATTTGCTTCATAAGCTTTTATATTTTCATTTTTACCAAAGTCCTTTTCATACATGAACCAATTAATCCAATCAACCCCTATTTCAGTATATATTGCTGAAAAAAATAAATCTATTGTTTGAAATAGTGGAGTAACTACAGAATATTTACCTTCATGTAAATCTATACCAAATTTATCATACTGTAGAGTATTTTTTTCAGCTAATTCTATATTTTTTATAATTTTTATAAATGTTTCTTTATCCATATTTTAATCTGTTGGTTCTGTTATTGAAATATAAATATTTACCCATTCATCACAAGTATCTATATCGTATTCAATATGCTCAAATTCTTTTTTTACTTTTTGACAGATTTTTATAGCTTCAAGATAATCTATATTACTATATTCTCCTTCAGCTATATTACCATGTTTTCTTGTAGTAAATGATAAATGTTCTTCATCATCTACTTGAAAATAAGAGTTATTCTCTACAAAATCTATAATTGTTTCTTCCATTTTTATAATTCATTGGTTAATAATTCTATAATTTGTTTATTTAAAGCATCTCTATATCCTTGAATATAAGCATCTTTAATTATTTGAACTTTTTGTTTACCTGTAAATGAATAAATTTCACCTAAAAGAGTATTTTGACTATACTCATTATTTTTCATATATTCTAATAATGTACCAATAGCTATTCTTGCAGAACCTAATTCTTTATCATCGCTTAATGTAGTATATATAACATTTTCACAAAGGTCTATCTTATGTTTTTTTTTCAATTTCATATTTCATTTTCAATTAAATATCTATATTGAATAAATTCTTTAAAATTATTGCACCAGCATTTTACTGGATTTAAGCACCATGTTGAGTGTTTCTTTTTGTGAAGTTTTTTAATAGTGAATCAATATTTTCTTTACCGACAGGATTTGCAGATTGTATGTTGTATTTAGGTAGAGATAGTTTATTGTCAATACAGTATTCTACTAACCACTTTGCACAATCCATTCCAGATTTAGCTTCCTTCTTTAGTATTCTAGCTTGTCTCTTTGAAAAACCTCTCTTTACTCTTTCAATAGATTCATCTTCTCCTAAATCGTGATCAAAACATATAGCGTCAGGTAAGCCATTTTTCTCTATCCATGTAGTGAACTCGAAATATGACTTTACCCACACTACATCAACATCTCTACCTATAGGAGAGAATACTAACCAATCTCTTTCAACAGGGTTCCTTACATCATCTAGCCACAGCAATGTTCTTTTTTTCATAATGAATTTTCAATTAAGTATCTATATTGAATGAATCCTCTAAAGTTTCTACACCAGCCTGTTTCAAAATCTTCAGGGTCTGGTCCATTTGATTTGTAATAATAAGCTCTTTCATCTTCACTCATAGTTTTCGCACAATGTTCAAAAGGACTCATGTGATGTGATGCTAAAAGTTGATCATGTAGTTGAATATCCTTTTCATAATCAATTTCTCCATCAAATGTCATATAAGATAATCTTGCACATCTAGCTATTGATATTTTTAATGCCAACTCTTTATGAAGTTTTTGGTGTTTACTTAATGTTAGATTCTTAAATCCATGTTTAACAATTATATTATTCAACTCCTTATAAGATATCTTATCACTAAAAGGAATATGCCATTCTCCCTCTTTTAATTCTTTAGGAACAGATTCATTTCTAGCATCCCACATAGCTTCAGTTAATGCTTGTATATGAATTTCTGCCTGAGATGTGTTAATATTTCTCCAAAAGTCTTCAGAAGCATCTTCATAGGCAAAGTCTTTGAGTACATCTTTCCTACTGCGATATTTATCCTGTCCCTCTTTAACTCCAGCTATATAATTAGGACATCTTAATTCAAAGAAATTCTCAAATTCTGTTGCTGTTATTAGTATTTTAGCATAACCAAAAGGTTCAATAATTCTTGAACACAATTGTTTAGTGACACCAAGGTTATATAGTCTCTCTGCTTCTTCACAAGCTCTTAATCCAGATTCTATCCACTGCTGTTTGGCTTTTTCTGACTCTTCCCCCATTAGGTACTCACTACCCTGCATCCCAGAATGATGAGATTGAAAAGCTAATGGCACAAACATATTCTCCCTAATATCCCCCAATACTTTATTAAAAGGAATAGCTCTCATTGATGAAGAAGAAAAACTAAACATTCTATGTCTTAGGAGTTCTTTTACTATTATTTGAGGTACTGTAAGTAGGTATGAAGTAATTCTATTACCGTTAGAGATTGAATCACTTATAATTATTGCATTTTTTTCATCCATCTATTTTTAATTTACAATTATTATTATGAAATCTATTAATTAAATTATAAGAAATGTGTTTCAAACAATGTGGACATTGGACTTTTCTTGCTAGAATACCTTTATTCCAAGAAGTTAAATTAATTGTTTTCAATTTAGTCTTTGATATTTTTTCTTTTGTTTCATCTGATATTTTACGACCTTTCAATGAAGCACTCACTTTATTATTTCTATCTTTTGACCACACATGCCCTTTTAAAGAATTACTGATTTTACTTTTTATTAACTCTTTATCTGGATGATTGTTTAAATAAGCCCCTCCTTTTGCAGTTTCTGAAATATTATAACCATTAGGATAAAGCGTATTACATTTCTCAATATAAAAAGATTCTTTTTGATCTAGTTCTTTTTGATTATCTAAAAACTCTATTATTTCTTTTATGAAATTTTGTTTTCCGTGTTTTTTTATAGAAGCTTTCAATATTTTACCACTGCCGAAATAGTTTACATCTCTAAAATTATGAGAACATTTTCTTTGTCCTATATAAGATTTATTTGTTACAGTATTTGTAATCTTATAGATGTAACCATATCTATTTATACTATCTGCTACTATTTTAGCTTCTATTTTTTTCATATTATTAGTTTATAAAAAAAGTTTAGCTGTTTCAAGTAAGTCTTTGAAGACTATTATAAAATCATTTCGAAGTTCTGGTGTTTTGAAATATATTGGTCTATAACTACCCGTAAAAATAGATTTTTCTAATTTACCGTAACAAGAAAAAATACAATATTTTAATTCATTATTATTTTCCCAATCAGGTTTCCATCCACCATTCCATCTATCTCGTAGCTGACATAGTTGAGCCATTGCAAGCATAGCTTTTGCTTCTTTTTTAGAAGGAAATAGATTTCGGTTAACATCTACTGCATTTGTCATAGATACATTATCAATATTTGAATTTGATAAAATATAGTAACCTTTTATTATTCCTAATTCTTCCCAACTCATAGGAAGATTATTTTCAATTTTTTTAAATACAATTTCTTCAAGAGTACTTTTTTCTTTATCAAACTCGTACCCTTCTGGGGGTATAATTTTAATTGTTGTTTCCATTTTCATATTGTTTGTTTTATTAATTACATTTATTTCACATACATATAGTTAGGGTTCACTGAAAAAAAACAAACCCTATTCTCGTTTTGGAAGTACTAAGCGTAAATCGACTTCTTTAATTTTATTTTGCAACCCGAATTTTTGAAGTTTTTGAGCGTAACAATAACAAAATCT